CATTATTACTACCTGTAGATATACCACTACCTGCTTGAGAACCCATACAAATATTCCAAGCACCTGTAGTTTGATTAAGTAATGCATGATTACCTACTGCAATACCATTACCTGTAGTATTATTTTGCATAGCACTGCTACCTATAGCAACACTTCTATGTCCTTGAACATTAGAGCCATTAACACCAACATTTTGATATAATGCAAATGCACCAATTGCAACATTCTGTTCACCAAATTGATTATTTAATAAAGCAGCTATACCTACAGCAGTATTATATTTTGCTGAAGTATTTTTTTGCATAGCTCCATTACCTACTGCAGTATTTTGTTGCCCTATAGTATTTAACTCTAATGCTTTATAACCAAAAGCAGTATTATGAGAACCTTCTTGTCCAATACCTGGAACAAAATTTTGTCCTATATTTGAAAATAAAGCACGATAACCAAAAGCAGCATTCTCAGTACCATTAGTATTTAATGTTAAAACATCTGATCCAAAAGCAGTATTATCAATACCTACACCTGCACCAAAATTAGTTACAGAAGTAGTACTTAATATTAAAGGTGATTGCACATTGGTATTATCAGAGATAATTTTTAATGTTGCATCTAATGGAAGTCCATCTAATGTTTTAAGTACACCAGGAGCTACAGAGCCTCCTGTAGGAGCCATGTTTTTCCAAAGTCCTGTAGATGACTCGAAAGTGAGAACATCTTCATTCAATGGACTTATAATTTCTACATCAGTAAGACTATCTAATTGAAGATTATCTATATCACTTTGTATGGTGGTTATATCACCTTGTATAGTTGTAATATCACCCTCTATAGTAGTAATATTACCTTCAATTGTGGTTATATCAGATTGAATAGTAACAATATCACCTTCAATATTAGTTATTGATATTTGCATACCAGATAGTGACCCATCTAATTCTGCAAAGTTTGAGTTTATCTTTATAAAAGCATCTCTTAAAGGGTCTCCTGTGTGGTCATTTGGTGCTGCACCAACATTCACATATTGTATTGCCATGATTTTGTACTTTAATTATTAATATTAACAACCACCTCTTTTCTTAAGTGACCAACCACCAACATTTATTCTATTACCACTACCACAAGATGTAGGAGCATATTCAGGAATAGTTTGTGTAGAAATCCATTTCATTAAATCTCTTTCATATACATTATGTAACTTCTGTGAAGCATTCACTAAGTAATCTACTTCATCTTTAGTTACTGCTTGTGCACTATCTGTGTTAAGCTTTGTAATACCTGAGTTAGCTACCATATATGCAGCAGATTCAAGAAATAATGCTGTACCACCATAAATGACCATTGGTTGTACAAAGTCATCATATAATTCTAAATAAACACCTGCAAGAGTTCCAGCTTTAAAGTCAGTACATAATTTTAAATATAATGCTTTACCTAAAATAGGTTTTAAGTAAGTGTTTTGGTATGCAATACAAGCAGGTATTAACTTGTCAACATCAATATTCCCTGATACAATGGTATTTTTTACCAAGTCATTATTTTTAAGTAGGATTATTGTTTCCATTATTATGCTCTTTTAAGTGTTTGTGTATTATTAATTTCTTCTGCAGAAACTGATACTCCAGTAGTAGTATTAACAGTATTATCTAATTTTTCTTCTGAGAAATCTTTGAAATCTATAGTTGCTGAAGGATTATTAATTTTTATTACTCTCTCTAATCCATCTAAAATTATCTCTCTTAAAGGATTTATCTGATTTCTATAAAGAATTTTAAGTGATATTGCCATTTGGTCTGCAGTGCTTGAAAAACCAGATGCAGTAGGTATACCAAATAATCCAGGGTCATTGATTTTATGTGACATTAAGAGTTTATCTCTACAGTTAATACTCAACCAGTCAAACTGCTCATATGCATTAGTGATTTCTACAGTTTCTACAGTGGTAGCATTCTCTTTATTGTTATTAAAGCTCACAATAATATTACCTGCATTAGAGCTTCCTCTAACTTTAGCAAGAATAGCTCTTTCAGCTTCTTCCTGTGCTGCATCATTCTCAGGTAATCCCTGATTGATATTTACAATCTTAACAGCAGAGCAATTATTCTTCATATAACTGATGCAAAAATTTGACATTTCTTCTTCAGTTTCTGCAGCCTGTAGTCCTGACACATAGTCAGGTAGAGCAAACAAAGGTTGGTCACTAGGTGCTTTAACATATAATAATTCTGTATAATCTATATCACCTGCTTCAGGGTCAGTATTACCTTTACCAAATGCAGGTATTTTTACAGGTCTGAACTTAGTTTTAAGAGTCCAGTCATAACAATACCAATATGCTTCAGGGTCTTCAGATAAATCTGCTTGTTTTACAATAGCAATCTGTTTAACAGGAATAAAATACATTTTTGCAATAGTTTTTCTATCATTACTGTATACTACTTGTAAAGCATAAGCACCTTGTTTCTTAAAATCTTTCACAAGCATTCTTGCATCTGTTTTAGATAGTAATGCATTAATATCTACTCCTGTAGATACTAAACCATCACCATAAATGTAATTTGATACACCATCAATCACTGCTTGGTTAGTAGGTGAGCCAATATACCTGTCCTCAACATATTGGAAGAAAGAATTATCCTGACCATTAGTAACATATATTGTAGATTGTTGCAATAATACATTTGCTTTTGGAGCAACATAATTATTAAGATTTACCACATGCACAGATTGTCTACCTTTTCCAACAGGAAGCTGTTTATTTATATTTGATTTCATAACTTATTATTTTACAATGATTACACCATTACTATCTGGATAATTAAGCTTGTAGTTCTCTAAATCTTGTACAGAAGTAGCATATGCTTTATCTCTGTATAATAATTCACCTTCAAAACTATCTTTTGTGATAGTTAATTCAAAACTATCTCCTTCCTTAATGCCTGAAACAGGCACAGAGAATGTCATATAACCTCTATCATTAGTAGCAACTGCAGTAAATGTAAGTGACTCAAAGGTCAATTCATTATACAACAATACATAAATATTGATTACTTGTTCTCTTGGAATTACTTTTAAGATTATTTCTCCTGAGAGAAAGGTTGTATCACAGGTTATCATAGTATTATCAGCTGTTATTAATGTAGTGTCTGCTGTTATTGCTTGTCCCACAGATGGATTTATAATTTTCATGATTACTCATTTATGTAAAGACATCTTAAAATGCTTTTGTACATAATAAAAAGTCCCCTAATGAAAATTAGAGGACTAGTTTAGGGTATATTTGGGATTAATCTTCAGGAGTAGCTACTTCCACAATTAAATCTGTGTTGATAGCTGCTAATAGAGTATCTCTTGCTTCTTCTGATAAGTAGAAGATTGGACTTCTTTCAGTACCTGTAGCTGTCATGGTATAACCATTCAAACTATCAATAGCACCACCTACACCAGATGTACCAGTGATTTCAGCACCATTATTCTTACCTATCATGATGAATTGACCTGTGTTTAACTCTGCAATTAAGATTGGTCTTCCCCATGCCATTACTTTCAACTCATACTCCATCTCAGCAGATAATCTGGTAAGAATGAATGTAAGAACTTGAGTAAATGATGTGGTACCAGTATCTCTACTACTTGCAATAGTTTGTTGAAAACTATCTCCAGTATTTTTTACTGCATATTGGAATACTTTACCTGTTGAAAGAGCAGGTGGAACACCTGGTACATTAGGTACAAATATCCCTGCATCTAATGAAGCAATAATCTGCGTATTAGGTGTAGTAATAAAAGGTTCTGAAGCTGCAGTAGGATATGCATCATCATAGTTAATCAGGTATATATTTCTAATTCCAGAAACCACATCCTTACAGGCAATTTGGGTTTTGGATTTTGTGATTTTACAAGGCATAATTTTATATTTTTAAAATGTTATTAAAAAAAAGGGGAAGGAATTTTAACCCTTCCCCTAGGTTCTATAATTTGTTCAGAATTATGGTAAGATTTCTCTACCCCAAACAATTTCATTTCCAAAGCTATATGCAACTTGTGCAGTATAAGCAATTTTGGTTCTGATGTTACCATCAAGTCTGTCATCATCATCAGACACTCTTACTTGGTTCCACTCATTATCCAAACCAGTAGCAAAAACTAAGTTTTTAACTCTGTATGCTAATACAGTTCCTGCAGGTAAACCTCCAAGAGCTTCCATTCTTACACCAGCAAAATTCATTTCTTTCAATCCTACTGTAGTGTTCATACCCATTGCAGCTTGTGCTTCAGTGTATGCTTTTGCTACATCATATGATACAGCCATTACTACATCAGGATCTAAGTAAAGTGCAGCAGGAATAGCGTTGTAAACCAACTCTAAATCTGCAACAACAGTTGCTTTGGTTACAGGAGCAGGAAAATCTATATCAATTACTGTAGCATCAGCTAAGAATTGAGGAAGTAATCCATTTAAATCATTTGCACCATTGGCACCTTGCCAAATTTGCATAGATAATACTTCACCTAATGCAGATGTCATAGCATCTAAAATTGCAGAAAGGATATCATCTGGAATAGGACCATCTGATTCATAAATACCTGCTTTATAAGCTTGTACTGTAGAAGCAAATTCATCTTTACAGATTTCTTCATCAATCTTGAATTTTTTAGGTGTAATTGTTTTTTCATTATAGGTTAAACCACCCACAGGTGTAAAACCACAAGTATAAGCTGTTTGTGCAGCATTATAACTTACTCTTGGAAGGACAGCAGTACCAACTACATTAGGTAGCACTGTAATCATTCTTTTGTTGATAGTATCTACTTTCTTGTAAGCTTGTACAAGAATTTCAGATGCTTCTGCTAACGCTAAGTTAGTGTTGATAACATTTGCCATGTCAATAAGTTTTTAATATTAATATTATTTTTTATGTTGAGATGCTATTCTGTTGAATACATCAAATTTGTTTTCTTTTTGTGCTTTAGCATCAGGATTGATAGCTTTCAATTTACCTGTTGCAGGTGCAGCAGATAATGTTGTAATCTGTGCTTCCAATTCAGTAATCTTATCAACATGTGATAAATTTTCTGCTTTCAAAGCTTCTATCTCATCCTGTTTCAATTGGGTTATAAGGGAGAGCTGTACTTTTAGTTCTTCAACTTCTTGTACAATCTCTTCATTACTTATAATTACACCATTTTCATCTGTGGTAATTCTTCTTCCTTCAATATCTGTAGTTTGTGATACATATAACTCACCATTGAGATATAATTCATCACCTACTGAGAAGCTTTCAGAGGTAAATACATCACCATTTTCCATTACTACTTCTGCAAGGGCTTCTATAGGAGGAGGGTCAATTGGTAATTCTTCAAGAGCAACAAGAGGAATAATTGCACTAATTGCTCCTGTATCATCTGTTTGATACTTGTTACCTTCAAATTCAAACTCTATGTTTAACTGTGGAACTCCACTCATATCATATACAATAGTTCCTTCTGTAAGACTATCAACCACTAAAACTCCATAGTTTTCTGTTGTAATCTCTTGTGCTAATTTTGTTGTTATTTTTTGTTCTTCTTGTACAAGAGCAAACAACTTTTCTAGTAAACTCATATTAGTGTTTTTAGAGGTTCTTTTTACTTTTTTTAATATTCCATCAATGGAGAATCCATTAAGTTCATTGTTTTTAATTTTTGAAAGGACAGTATCATCCTCTACATATCCTGAAACCATCCAGGTACCTTTTGGTACATCAAAACCAAGAGCACTTGCTTTATCATTTGAAGGGTCTCCAACTAACCAGGTCTCAACAAAAGTCAAATTCTCAATTTGCTTTCCATAATCATGGTTCTCAGTTGAGTTCATTTGGTATCCACTTTTGATAAATTGTCTTGAAAACTTAGCAATATCTTCTTCAGTAAACACTAAGTAGTAATGCTCTTTAGTCTTTTCATCATACCTTAGTATCTTTTGTTCAGGTACCAGGACAACTCCAGTTACTAATCTCTTTTCCTCATCTACAATCTGTAATTGCACAAGAGGTATTTCTTCCTTAGATAAATTCACAAAGAAAAACTCATTAGCAGGTTTATCCACTAAACTGATAGCAAAGATATTTTCATATTCTTCATCAAACACTGCTAAATATTCAGCTAATTTTTCCATTATTATAAGTCTTATAAGGTAAAGACACGCATATGTTATTTTGTAAAAAAATAACTGTCATTTTGTCACTGTTTGGTGGAATTCCTTCATATACCCCCAAGCTAAGCCTCTTGTTAAAGCAGTGAGTATCACAAAGCACTTTACCTGGGGAGTATATGGAGGATTTCCTCAAGATTATCACTTGAATTTCTGGTGGAATATAAGAAATAATCTCACCCTAAAACCAAATTTACACATCTGAGTCCCTTTGGTTATAGGAAGATGTATTTTTATTAATATTTATTTGTATTTTATTATTGTGTACATGAAGGAATTTCAGAGTATTATCACCTGATAATAAGGGTATATAAAACACTATATTTTTTTTGTGCTAGAGTAGAGAGATTGTATGAGGTATTTTGGGGTACTTCTAAAGCATAATCCTAGTAAAATCAAGGGTTCACAGATATTAAATTCTTCTAAAATGCAAAAGTTATGGTAGTGGGACTACCACACTATAGTAGTGGGGCTACTATAGTATAGTAGTGGGACTACTATAAGCTCCTTAACAAAAAAAATTACAATTCCTAATAAAAAAGTAATTATTTTTTATAAAAAAAACAATATTTTTCTTTGTTATATACTTTATTTACTATATCTTTGAATAATATTACTAACAATAAATAATATTACCATGAGAAGAATTTATACAGAAACAGAAGAAATCAAAATCACTAGAAAGAAATCTTATATTGATGTTGATGATAGTTACACACAAATGTATGACAGTTTAGCTGACATAATTATTACCTGCAAATCCACACATGAAATTAATCTTATGTTTTATGCAGCAATCAACTCTCACAATGGATGTTTTGTGAGTAATGAGGATTTCTTTACCAAGTTTAATACAAGATTAATAAACAAAAGTGGTGTAGGTATCACAAGAAAAACATTTACCACAGCACTTCTTAATCTTGTTAGTAATAAAATATTGGTTAAAGGAGAATCAAGAGGTCAGTATTACCTAAATCCTCTTTTAATATGGAGAGATGATTTAGCTAAAAGAACAGAGCAGATTACAGAGATTATAAAACTTCCTCCTGTACAAAAACAAAAATATTTAACTGAAAATAACACTAAAAATTAGTAATTATGGTAGCTTATAGACACAGAAGAAATGATACCAATGAAATATTTTATATAGGTATTGGAAAAATAAAAAGCAGACCTTATTCTAAAATTAATAGAAATAAACATTGGCATAATGTAGTTAATAAAGCAGGGTATACTATAGAAGTTATTTATGAGTGTGATTCTTGGGAAGATATATGTGAATTAGAAATGTTTTTAATTCAAGAATATGGTAGGAAAGATTTAAAATTAGGCTCTCTTGTTAATTTAACTGATGGTGGTGATGGTGTATTAGGTTTAACAGGAAATATTGGTCATACAGGACATAAACACTCTGAAGCAACTAAAGAACTTCTTAGACAGAAGAATATAGGTAGACCTGCACCTAATAAAGGAGTTCCTATGAGTTTAGAATTAAGAGCACACTTAAGTAAAGTTAGAAAAGGTATGAAATTTCCAAATAGAAAAAGTAGAAGTCAAGAAGATATAGAACATCACAGACAAAAGATTAAAGGAGGAAATAATGTAAATGCAAAGATAGTTTTAAATACTGAAACAGGAATATATTATGACTGTGTCAATGATGCTGCAATAGCACATGATTTAAACCATCGTACTTTAATAGTTTATTTATCAGGTCATAGGAAAAATAAAACTTCTCTTGTATATGCATAAGATAACAGAGAACATATAACGTGAAAAATAAAGCAGGTGTGATACCTGCTTTATAATTTACTTTTTACCCTTTTTAGGAGTATATTTTTGTTTTTTGATAGGAGCTTTTTTAAGTTCTCCTTTTTTTAATGGTTTATTTTTCATGATTTTTAGTATTAAGATTATATAAAAGTGTTAAGAAATATACCAATAAATGGTAATAAGGAGATAAAAAAACTCTGTTTTACTCTATTTCTATCTAATGCTTGTGCAGAAGATACTTCAGATGATACAACTTGTGCTTTAATAACACCTGTTTGCTTACCAAATTTCCCTCCAAGTTCATTAGCTTGTGAACTACCTATAATATTAAATTGTGCAGGTGTTCCTGTGCTTGCTCCACCTGTAGAAGCATCACCACCACCTCCTTTAGTTTTCACAGCAAGGATTTTCTTCACATTAGCAAGACCTGCAGCTACAGAGATTGCAGCAGCTACAAAACCTGCAGCAACCCCACCAGGACCTGGTATAGATTCTACCATTCCTGCATATGCAGCAGTTGCACTTCTATATGTATCAATAGTGGTTGCAGCAATTGCAGCAGCTTTACCAGCAGCAGTATTTTCTCCTAATACTTGTGCAGCTTCATTAAGTGATGCACTTATACGAGATAACATCTTATCTCTTGCTTGTGCTGCAAGTTCTTCAATTTGAAGTCTTGTTTTAGTGTTTTCTTCTAAAGCATTTGTTCTTTCTTCTTCACTTAAATGTGTTGCCTTTTCTATTTCTTCATTTTGAATTTCCAGTGCATCAAGTCTATCTTTAAAAGTAGATTCCTCATCATTGATCATTCTCTCCAAACTCTCAATTCTACTTTGTTCATTAAGTTCAATTTTTTCTTGAGCTGTTTTTGCTACTTCTATATCAATCTGTTGTTTTTTATCAGCATACTCCTGTTCAGCATCAACTCTTGCTTGTGTTCCTTCTTTATATCTTTCTTTATCTCTTGCTAATTTTTCATCAGCTAATTGTTGTTCTCTAATGAGTCTTTTTTCAACAAGATTAAGTCTGTCAAATTCGTCTTTTTCAGCTGCTTCTGCAGCTTTCATTTTTTCTATTTCCCTTGCTGATTCTCTTGCTTCTAAAGTTTCATTTAATATACCAAGTTCTCTTAATAGTTTTATTCTGTTAGCAATTTGTTCACTTCTCAGTGCTTCAATTCTTGCAGTAGTTTCAGCACTTTTATTTTGTGCTTCTATAAGTTTTAATTGATTCTCATGTGTATTATTAAGTGCAAGATTATTTCTTGCAGATTTTAATACAATCTCATCATTCTTATTCATTAAAGCAGCTTGCTTATCTAATGTTACTCCAAGTTTTTCATTTGCTTTTATTCTCTCAGCAATAGAAAGAGTATCATCATCTCTTATCTGTCTTAGTTTTTCTGCAAGAGCATCATATTTTTCTATAAGTCCTTGATTAATTAAAATAGCTTTCTCAGAAGACTTCTGTAATTCTACATTAGCTTTTGCAGTATCTACTGCAGCATCTATATAATCACCAAGAGCATCGACAGTATCTCCTACAGCTTGTACAGTTTTGTCAAAAGTATTACTTACTCCTGTCATTACATCAAAAACTTCTTTACCTGCTTTCTTAGTTTCTTCAAGTGCTCCTTTAAAGTCACCTTTAAATACTTTGATGATAGCTGCTGATAAGAATCCAAGAGTATCTATGAATGATGTTATTCTTTCAATTAAGTTTGCTTTTATAGCATTACCAAAATCAATAAGAGCTTGTTTAGGGTCTGAGAATATCTTCTTGAAATATCCTATTATTTTACCTGCACTAGTTTCTATAAATTTAAATAAGTCATTGAAAGCAATCTTCAATACTGTCATTGCTACATTAAGACCATCAACTACTTTCTGATTTGATAAGAATAAATCTTTAAGTATACCCAATGCACTAATAATAAGACCAATACCTAATGCTTTCATAGCAAGACCTACACCTGTAAATCCTTTTGCTAATCCAGTAAGACCTCCTTGTGCATTTTTTGCACTATCATTTAGTTTATTTGTAGACTGTGTAACTTTGGTTGTAGCAGTATCAACTTTATTTAAAGAATCTTCTGTTTTATCCAAATTAGATATAGCCTTATCAGAATCAACAAATATCTGTATAAACCTTTTTATAATGTTATCTGCCATGATTTCTATGCATTAGTTTTTTAAACATTCTTTTCATCTTTACAGAAGGTAATTCATATTTACCTTTTGCAATTTGTATTGCTTCATTAGCTTGGTCATATTTAACCATACCTAATAATTCTATTAAATCTCTCATGGTGCTAAATTTATTAATCCTAACTGTGTAACATTCACTGTAGAAACAGAACCATCATCAAAAGTAAATTTCAATACCATGCTTCTACCTGCAAATACAGCAGGTGGTGGTTGTGTTGATTTATTATGCACAAGGAATGTACATTCTTCAAGTCCTTCACCAGAATCATTGCTAATTGTTATCCAATCTACACCAGAACCACTATCAACTTTTTCAACTTTCCAATCTATCTTCTGTTGTATAGCTACACCATAATACATTTGTCCAGGTGTTGCTTGAATATTACTTCTGTTTAATATAGGAACATCATCACTAAAAACAGGTGTTACCAGATTTTCTTCTAATAAAATATCATAAAATTGCTTCCCTATATTATAAACAAATATAGCTCCTAATGGAGAGGTATACAATATCTCACCTCTTGCAGTTATAACTGCTGCTGAAGCATCTGCTACATCATATGTAGTAAACCCTGTTTCTCCTCCTCCTTGTATTAATAATTTATCTCCTAATACTCTTTTACCAAAATTTATTGGTCCATTAGGTCCACCTAAAGGAATTGTTACAGGAATAAGTTCACTAGTAAATGCATCAATAACAGCAATATTATTTATAGGTATTCCATTATAATTTATAATACTACCAAATAACCAAAATCTATTATCATCTATGTCTTCAGTTACTTTTTCTAAATATATTCCTCCTGTAGCATCCACTCCTGTACCAAACTCATTATGTAAACCACCTGCTCCAATAGTCATTACTATATTATTCACAGGATAAGGAGTAATATCATCAAAGTATGTAGTAAAAAATCCTACTATTACAAGATAATCTATACTATCTTGTTTTATTTTTATAATACTTGAAACAACACCATCAACACCTGAAGTAAAACTAGTTGGATCTACTAGTGTACCATCATAGTTAAGCATTGCTAAAGCACTTTTAGGAACACCATTAAATTCAGAAAATCCACCTCCTATAACTATTCCAGTAGTATAGTCAACTATTGATGTTATATTATTATCAGCTCCAGTACCTATATTAGTTACAAAATCTATATCAATTTCTCCTGTATGATAGTTTACTTTAACTATATTATTTACAGGAACACCATTATAACTATCAAAGAATCCTACAATATATAAATCATCATTAATCCTTAGCATTTTATTTGTTAATACAGAAGTACCTTCTAATCCAGTACCTACATTAAATGTATTATCAATGTTACCAAATTTATCTAATTTTACTAAATGATTATGACTTTCTCCATTTACTGTTGTGAAATTACCATATAATATAACTTTATCACCATCTTCTATATAATCTGAAAACTCTAATGGTTCAAAAGCTTGTGTTCCTGCACCTATTTCAGGTGTTCCAAAACCTACAGTTTTAAATATAAATCCTGAAGCTTCTTCAGTTGCTTTAAAAGCTCTGAACAAATTAAACATTGTATCTCCTGTATTAAGATTAACTTTCATATCATCAATCTTATACTTCTGGTCTTTAATAATAATAGTATCAGCTAAGTCTAAACTTGTTATAGTCTTAGGATGTAAGCCAACTGCTTTATATGCAAACTTTCTTTGTCTGTAATCATATATTTCTTCTATCCAGTTCTTCCACTTAGTCCAGAACAATCCATTCTGTACAGGTTCAAGAAGCCAGGGGTCTAATATAACACTCTGATGGTCAGGAAACAGTGTTATATCTACTGCAGGGTCAAAATTAATACTTTGAGTAGCCTGCTCAATA